ATCTGAGGATTGTCTACTACAAGAGATCGGGTATTGCGCGGCAATGTTATGCCTGCTGGAGTACCCGTTGCAAATCCTTGGATTGTTCCAAAGGTTAACGATACATCCTGCTCTGGTCCTACTGTATAAGACACAGGATTCGGAGTGACGGTTATCGTACCAGAACAAGTTGATGACTGTCCTGTATAGATAATCTTATAAGCAACTGCAACTAATCTAAGCGATGTGGCTCCCCACGGGTCTTGTGTGTAATTGCCGGGCTGGTAGTTCAAAGTTCGCAGTGCTTGTGGTACTGCAATGGGGGCATAATAATAGCCCTCACCAGTGGTATTGTTGCTACCATAATAAGGGGCACCATTAATTGTGAAATCAGAAACTGTGTTAGCTGAGACCTTCCACACTCCTGCCATGGCCGGCAGGGCTGCGAAAGTCTGTATGTTTATAGGCGCAGTTGTGGTTGCAACTATAGTGTCATAGGTAAGCATATCTAAGACTATATAATCCGAATTGCTACCATCTGGGATGCCTCGCGACATCACACTGTTGAATGGATTCAAACGACACTTCACATATGGAGCTAACTTAGCATCTAATTTCCGGTTACCCGCTCTTTGTGCTGCCTGCACGGCTTGCACCGTGGGGGCAACTCCAAGCTTAGAAGGTTGTTGTTGTTGTTTCTTCCTTCTTTTCTGACGTTTCCGCCTAGGTAAGAGGGTTACCTCGCTCATGATCTTAGTAAGTTCAGAAATACCCTGAGACTTTCGGGATTTCTTTCGACCTCGTTTAGATGGCATGTCTTACGCGTACCACCCCACGCGCTGGATGACCTGGATCAGGTCTTCCCAATCTGGGCTGTCGCGATACTGGTCTTGAAACTGCATCATCAAAGCCTGCTTAAAGAATTCACCAGCAACCCCCTCTGGGATCGGGTGAGTTAGAAGAATCATGAGACTCTTTCCTGAATTTAACGGCCAACTAATGCGATCCTCATACCATCGCGAACAAAATTCAAACCCTGATTGTACTGGATCGTAGACTTTGAGCGTGACACCAAGTTTCTCGTACTTAAGAAACGGATCAGAGACTAACGTCTCGATACAGTCATCGCCCATGGTCATACAATCTTCTGACCCGACAATATGTGCACACATAGCCCTCATGTTAGAATTGCTGCTTGAAGTGCAATACCTACCAGAGTTTTGCATACATGGAACTGTTAGTTCATACATATCACCATTGCTTAGCTGGTATACACTATGCATCTGTAACTTCGCGAACTTCCTAATAAACTCGGTTGCTGTGTTGTTGTACAATCGCAACCTGAAGTCTATGTCGGCCAGGAGCATCCACTGCTGGACGCTCCAATCCCACGCTGACACATCGGTAGAAACAGCATTGCGCATCTTCATTACTTGATCATATAGCAGCTGGTTGTCAGCCCACGCAAATCCC